GAAAAAATACTAGATTTTACAGGAAGATACGAGCAAGACTATTCGAGAGAAGAAAACGCTAACAACTAAAAGGATAAGACTATGCCCTGGAGTGGCGGATCATTTACAAGAACAAACGGCGTTAATACGGGAAGTACCCTATGGGCGCAAGATCGTGATGACGGCTATAAGATTCTTGCGAGTCATCACGACACTCACGATCAAGATATTGCTGATGGCGTTAATTCCACCTTGGAAAAAAGCGGAAGTAATGCTGCTACAGGCAATTTGAACATAGGCTCAAATCGGCTAACTTCGGTAGCAGATGGAACAGCCAAGACAGACGCAGCTACAGTCAACCAGATACAGAGCAATGGAGCCGCTTACGCAGCAGCGACAGGAACGGCTACTGCACAGGTAGTAGCCCTGTCTCCTGCCATTACAGCGTATGCTGCTGGTCAGGCCGTTACATTTAAGGCTAATGCAGCCTCTACAGGGGCAACAACAGTTAATGTTAATGCTCTTGGGGCCAAGACCTTAAAGAAACTGCATGACCAAGACATTGCAGCTAACGATATAGAAAATGGCAGTATTGTTACGGCGGTTTATGATGGAACAAACTTCCAAGTAACCAGTCAGCTTGCCACAGAAGCAGGAAGCCCTGCTGGTTCTAATACACAAGTGCAGTACAATTCATCTGGCGCATTTGCTGGTGATGCAGACTTCACTTTTGATGGTACTAATGTAAGCCTTGCCAACCCAATTTATCTTGGGGATGGTGCGGTTGCCACACCTTCTGTAACGAACACAGGAGATGTCAATACAGGCATCTACTTCCCTGCTGCCGATACTGTCGGGGTTACAACAGGTGGGGTAGAACAGTTCCGATTTGGTTCAAGTGATATTCGATCAGACAATGCCATCATAAACGGAAACTTCTTAGTGGCACAAAGAGGAACAACCTTTGCATCTGGTGATAACAATGATGATACTTACAATCTGGACAGATGGTTAATTAATTCAGACGGCAACGACATCGTGGACATTACCCAGAGCAGCGCAACTACAGGCGGAATTACCTTAGATGTGGAAACCGCTAACAAAAAGTTTGGTATAGTACAGATTATTGAAGCTAAGAATTGCAATGGCTTGATTGGCAATACAGCTACGTTATCTTTTCAGGCCAAGGTTTCTGATACTGGCAAGTTAGATAACGTTAAAGCCGCTATCATAGCGTGGAATTCTACGGCAGACTCAGTAACGAGTGATATTGTAAGTGCTTGGAATAGCGAGGGGACTGCCCCTACTCTTGCAAGTAATCTGACCTACGAGGGTTCAACTCCTGCCAATCTAAGTGTTACAACCTCTTTTGCAAAGTATTCGGTAACAGCAGATATAGACACCTCCAGCACGACAAACATAGTCTGCTTTATCTGGAGCGACGTGACTGACACCACCGCAACACACACATTGAGCATCAAAGAAGTACAGCTAGAATTAGGCTCAGTAGCTACGAGCTATCAGCACAGAACGTATGCAAATGAGTTTACAGAGTGCCAGCGTTATTACCAGCGTCTTGATGCAACCACTACCGCAGAACAGCAAATTCTGTTTGGGTTCTTTTCCTCTAACGCTATGGTAAGGTGTTTCTGGGACTTCCAGACCCCAATGAGAACAGCACCCACTATGAGTAATTCTGCGGCTGGTACTTTTGAAATAGCAGATGGTTCCGATAGCGTTGGGGCAAATGACGCTACAGCAACCAGTTATACCTCTAATGTAACTTGTGCAGACAGAGCCATGTTCCGTGCTAACTATGGAGGAACGGCCTATACCGCAGGAGCAACAGGGTATATCCGCAGGGATAGTTCAGATGAAACCTATATTGTTGCTGACGCAGAAATGTAAAGGATTTAGCTATGCACTTTAATACAGTACACGAAGTAAAAGAAGATGGGGTTCTTGTTGGTTACACAATTCCGACATCTACAGATACGCTATGGGTTCCATTGGCCCAAGGCAACCGCTTCTACGATGAAATTACTGCGAGAATAGCAGGTAATGACCCCACATTAGAGGTAGTTAGTGGATGATAGCTCGAACTCGTAGTTTGGATGGCGCATACGAGCGTTTAGAAGATCTAAACCTTAGTATTCGTGAACACGTTGTTGGGTGCAGGGCAGAAACCCGACAGCAAAACTCTCGCCTGAAAAGATTAGAAGCAATTTTAATCACACAGGCAGGAGCTACTATTATGTTGTTAGTGAGTTTAATAATACGGGGAGGGTAGAATGTTAGACTTGACACATAAAACATATCAGCAGATGGGTAGCAGCAGGGGCTTTGTTCCGTTGCGGCCCTTTGGCCCCTCTATCGGTCATGCTACTTTGCCACAAGAGCTTGTTGATGACTTCAATGCAGATATGGATAAGGGAGAAGGAATTGACTGGTCGCATAATTTAGTAGGGAATGTATCTCAAGAGCTACAGATTTCTCCTGAAGTTCTGGTCCCACATACCAAGTTCTTTTCGGATGTGGCGTTACATTATGTAGGTGATTATGCTGCCAGGTATTGTGAGCCATTTGATCCAGAGATTAAGCCAAGGGTTCACATCAATGCGGCATGGTATGTCAAGAGCAGCGCAGGGGATTTTAACCCTGCTCATCTACATACCAATACAGAGTTTAGTTGCATAGGCTATTTACAGATGCCAGAAGATATAGAAAAAGAGTGGGAAAGCGAGAAGGACCATTACCCTTGTGGGGGCATGGTTGAGTTTTTACATGGCTCACATAGTTTTTTAGGTAAGCCTTCATTTATGGTGAAACCTCAGGTGGGAGACTTTTTCTTCTTTCCTGCTGACTTAATGCACACAGTTTACCCATTCAAAAGTGATGGGGAAAGACGTTCATTCTCAATGAACATTATTATAACAGAAAAGGAAAAGGACAATGGCGTATCCAAAGAAGCTAACTCCTGAACAATACAGACGCTACAAAGATATGCAGAAGGCTGAGACATATCCAGGTGGCCTCGATATTCGTGCAGGTAACGAGCTAGGCTTCCGCTCTGAAGGCAAGCGAGTCATCAGAGGGGCAGACAAGGCCGATACTTTTGGCGTAACGATTCGTAAGCAGTACGGCTAATGGCTACCAACCCTGAAGGTCGTCAAGCAACGTGTCGTACTGCGGCCTCAACAACAGGCACATACAATGAAGATTGGATGAGCTATTGCGGTGGGTCTGGAACGTATAATGAAAGACTGCTTGCGAAGATAAACGATTATTTATCAGCAAGTCACACCAACATTAACGAGGCTTGGCTGGCATTAGTCAGGGCTAAAGGCGCAAACTCAACGGGAACTGCTGATGAGATGGGGACCTTTACAGCTTCGTAATGACTAACCAGTCCGACAGACAGGCTTCTTGTCGTACCATCTCTAGCAAAGCCCTCACCTATAATGGTGATTGGATGGCGTTAGCTGATACATACGGACTGACAGGAACGATTAACGAAAGGATGCTGAAATTCTTTAATCGTTTTCTGGGGTCAACTTGGGATGTAGCTGCGTGGGATGAAACAGTCTGGGATGGCGATGCAGCCCATACAAACTTATCCGAAGCGGAAGCTGCATTTGCAAAGGCCAATGGAATTACAGGTGGAGGCAGCCTATGGAATCAGTTAGGCACATTTTAGGAAAGAATTATGGCTAGACTCACAACAGGGCAACGCAAGAAATTACCAAAAGGTGATTTTGCTATCCCTGGTACAAGGGCTTACCCAATTAATGACAAAAGCCACGCCAGAAATGCACTTGCCAGAGTTAGTCAACATGGTTCCCCCACGCAGAAAAAACGGGTTCGGTCTGCGGTGAGGAAAAAGTACCCTAGTATTAAACAAACGAACCGACCCCGAACAAGAAAGGTCTAAGTATGATAGAAAAATCTAAGCGTTGGATAGCAGAAGCTACAGAGTGTGGCATCCTGCTAATCGCTTTAGGTATTGTCTTACAAGTTCTTTTTGGTATGCAGGTTGAGTTCTTTGACCATATTACCCAGAACATGATGCACCTATTGAATCAACTTGGTGACAATGGTTTAGTTGGGTTGATCGCCCTTGGCGTAATCCTATGGCTATTCCGTAACGCAGGTATCAAGGCATAACTCAAACACAACTTAATATCTGTGAGTGGTGTGGTCAAAGATCACACCCAATAGAACAGCACGGCCATTTGTCATGTTCCGTCTGCAAGCAGCCCTTAACAACGTGCTGTGATGGAGAGCAAGCAAAGCCGAGCCAATGTATATCTCCCCCCTCATAATTGCAGGATTGATACAATTAGCTGCTGTCGAACCCGTCAACCCAAAAGAGGAGCTTTGGGCCATGACGATTGAGGTATGCCGATTGTTGGAACCTGAGATTGAGGCGGCGATTAAAAAGAAGGTAATTTTACCACCAAAACGGGATTGCCGCTGGTTCGCCATCACCGAAGATGACCCCTTGGGGAGAAGTATTCTTGTGGCGTGGCCTACAGAAGAACGCTGTCAGAAGGCGGTGATCCCGTTAGGTGATTTATTCTTTGAAAGAAACCGTAGGTGCCAGCAACTCCCTACATCTTCTGGCGCTTGAATGTTAAATAATCTGCCGCTTCCTCTACATCATGCAAAACAGTTATAAGTCTTGGGTCATTGTCATCATGCTCTGGGTCAATGATAGTTACGCTGGCAGGGGTAATGTTCTGGTTAGGCAGTCCTAACTTCTTGGCGTACTCATCATGGATTTTGTACCCTGCAACCCGTAAGGCATGGCTTATAAGCCCCGTAGAGGGGTCTTTAAGCATCTGGTAGCCAGAAGTGTGTTTGTGTCCACATACTAAGATATGGTCCCTCCAGCCCATCTGTACGGCCTTTGCAGGGCCATGCACAGTATTCCACATACTATGACCTGAGAAGTCATGTCGGGCGTTTACACGCACCTGCTTGCCATTTGGAAATTGGAGTCCTAATCGTGCTTGCCACAACTCGTATTCTGCACCCAATTTCTTCATCCATTTAATCGGATCACCACCACCACTCCACATATCGTGATTCCCTCCAATCAAATATATCCAAGGCAACGCTCCAACGAGCCATTCCGTAAGAACCCAAGCCTCCGCAGCCGAAGTGGACTGCTGGCCGTATAAACGGGCCAACCGACCTACCCAGTTATTTTGCTGGTCCCCCACATTCCCCCCAAACATTCCTTCGGTGCGGTTAATGATATTAACGTGCTGTTGGAGTCGAACAATGTCCGTGCCTGGATCATCAACATGGGGATCACCAAAATGAACAATCCCAATAGGCCCATCCATCTTCACTTTGACTTTAATTAACTTACGGGCTTCTTCTGCTCTGTTCTTGCGGTGCCATTCTTTCGCCCGTCTTTCCAGTAGTTCTTCTGCGTCTGCTACTTCTGATGGTAAGCTCTCTACCTCAAAAGAAGGGACCGCCCCCTCCTGACGATCCTTATAGTCCTTGACGTTCTGTTGTAAGACCCGAGCACTCACGCCAAGGTCGTAAGACGCTTGGGCTACTCCATGCTCTAATGTATAGAGAACCCTATCCCTGACTTCTTCTTCGCTAAGTTTAACGCCTTGAGCCATATTAAACTAATTTTACTTAAAGATGCTACATACTTTTATCATTTTTCTTTTTATGTCAAGTAGATATGTTTTTATCTTCTTCTAAGTTCTCTAGTAACTGTGCGTAACCTGCTATATCTTCTGTATGTTCGCTAGTGCCATTGTCCCCTTTCATTAAACGAACCAGCTTAACTATAATCATCATTATCATAACGTGCTTTGCGCTTATTCTCCGACCTATAATTGTTGACCATAGAGTAGCGATCTGAGTGTGTACTGCCTCGCTGTCCCCATGTTTTTTATCTCTATCCTGAATCGTGTTGGCGGCTGCTTCTAGTATATTTTTAGTCATGTATAAACCCTCCTGTTATTAATAATAAATGCTCCTTTCGCATGGTTCTCTCACCTAGACATGGCTGCCGCTCTTCTGGGATGGTTCTCTCTTTGAGTCTGGCTGCCGCTCAGGTGAGATGGTTCTCTCTCTACCTATGGCTGCCACTCCGTGTAAATGGTTCTCTCCTCCCAATTGGTTGCCGCTAGCGGTACTTGGTTCTCTCCCTACATATGGCTGCCGCTCTTTAACAATGGTTCTCTCTTCAATCCTGGCTGCGCTCTTAGTGATTGGTTCTCTCATAGAATCTGGCTGCGCTCCTGCGCTAGTGGTTCTCTCATGCAAAATGGCTGCGCTCCTCAAAATTGGTTCTCTCAAAGAGGGTGGCTGCTTTAGTTGATTGGTTCTCTCATCTCTTATGGCTGTTTCTTTATTGAACCATTGGTGGTGGTTCAATCTTGTGGGTATGGTTAGCTAAACTGAATACATAAGGTGCAACGGGTTTTGTTCCCACCTCAAACTCATACCAAACTTCGTGCATATGAGATAGAAAGAGTTTAACGGAATAGCGACAGGCCCGTTGATGAATGTGGGCTGGTGGTAACTTACCTTTACTAT